TCGTTCGCGTACATGAGCACCTGCATTCCGAGCTGAGGGCCGTCTAAACCTCTGAATACTTTTAGCGGCATTGTGCAGTCTCTACCGATCTTGGTAGCAATAGCCGAGCGGTCATCGCCTTCCCGCGCCACGTCCACGCCCAGGATTGCAACGGTTCTTGAGTAGTTGACCTGGCCCACATCACGATTCATAGCCGCGTCAACGTCCTCACGGTTAATGAATTGCTTAGCTGATGCGCTGGGGAATACACCTCTAACACGCACCTTCACAAAATCGCTGTCCTCTCCGTAATCGTCCACGTACTCTTGCAACTGCTCCTTGTTCGTGATTTTCACCGTGCGGCTGTCAATGTTGTACGTGATCCAGCGGTGGCGGCTCTTGTGGAAAGCATCAAAGAATTGGCCGTCTGGGCGCGTTGGGTTTCCAAAGATGCACCAGATAATTTGGGTGTCTTTGTCCGTTAATGCACCCTTAGTGACTTCATAGATTTTCTGAGCAATAACTGATGCTTCATCGAATAGCACCAGGATTCTTTTGCCCTGATTGTGCAGCCCTTGGAAGGCGTCCGTGTTGTTCTCATTCCACGGGATTGCATCAATTCTCCAGGTGTATTTGTGCCCTGGCTGAGTTGAAAAGATGGATTCCGCGGCTACCTCAAACCAGTCACGGAATAAGCATAGGTGGTGCCATTTATGGAGCTCAGACCATGTTTTGGTTATGAGCTGGTTCTTGGTCTCGGCCGTCACTACTCCCTTCATGTCCGGATATGTGCAGATGGACCAGAGCATGATCCAGGCTACAAAAGCAGTTTTGCCTATGCCGTGTCCGCTGGCTACAGCTATCTGAATCGCTTTATGTCTAGTTTCCCCATTCTTCAGCCGGTCGCGGATGTCACAAAGAATCTTCTGCTGCCACACGTCCGGGCCTTCATAGTTTGCCAGCTCACCATGTCCCCAGCGGAAACACTTCTGGACGAAAAGAAGAGGATCATTCGTGCAGGCTATCGCCAGGCGCCTTAGGCCCATCTCAAACTCAGCGGCTTCCTTATTCATCTTTCATGTCCTTCAAAACATCATTCAGCCAGGAGGAGCGGTCAGAAATATTGACCTCCACCTGTTTCTTCTCAACGAATAGGCCTAATCGTTTGCCGAGCATGTCCAGGCATTTATGAGCGGTCTGTGGATCTTTCGTCTCCGTATGTACTACATTGCCGTCCTCGTCTTTAAGCTCGATCTCCTCCATTGAGCGGTTTTTCAGCTCCAGGACATCTCTAGTCCAGTCGTCAGCCGTGTACTCAAGTTTTTCTGATAACGCTTCCTGACGGCGTTTAATTTCCGCCTGAATGTTAAGTTTTGTTAAGTTCTGACTAGCTTGATAACGAGCCGTTTTCTCACTGTAGCCAGCACGTATGGCGGCCTGGGTCGCGTTGTAATCGACCATGTATTCATCAATAAAACGCTTCTGCTTATCGGTCAATGGCTTTTTCTTAGTCATACAATCCCCCGATTTTTATTGAGTATTGAGCCGTCCTGGTTCTGGGTGCGCACTGCTTCATTTGAACTTGGTTGGAATAACTGCACGTCTTTTGCCTGAGAAAATGTCACGTAAAGTGCGTATTGGAATGTCCATCTTCTGAGAAATCTCACGCAAAGAAAGGCCCGCCAGGCGAAGATCAAAGCAATGGATAAGATCCTGATCTGAATACTTCGCCTTTGGGCTGGACACTCCGACACGTACTGATGCGTCAGAGAGAAGGACCGTGGACGGGTCAAGACCGAGCTCGGAAAAACTCTGGATATTGGCTCTTAACTCGGTCAATCGTTCTCGATATGCGCAGATCTCGTTGTACCTTTCCTTCTCCCTCTCTAAGTCCGACTGCTTCAATAAGTCGGTTCTGGGCTTCGATTGGCAGTAAGGAGTGATATCTATATGCTCGAACAACTCCCCTTGGTTCTCGTTTTTCTTCATTCATCATTTCCCTCCAGTCGCCGAAACTTCCTCACGGATCAGCCTGAATAATTCTTCTATGGGTAGAATGGCCAGCCATTCTTTACGATCTGCACGGCAAACAACAATGGGTCGCTCTCCAGGTTCGCACCCGTTTCCAGCCTGCTCCATCCATTCGTAAAGATTCCCGATTGCCGCTCTCCGTTTTACTTCGAGTGAGTAAGGGTTGAGCTTGATGTCGGCTCCTCCGTCACGGGTTTGGGAGAGGTTGCGGTGTACTTGGATACCTAGATTCTGGAAAATCAGTTCGCAGACTTCGCGCTCTCCAGTCGCTCCTTTAGTTCTCTGTGCTTTTCCCATTCTTTTCTCCATTGGTTGAATGTTGTTTAAACAGCCGTCTAGCGTCTCTGGGCGATTAACTCAGCGTGGACGCGATATCTATCAAATTGCGAGAAAAACGCTCTCCTGCGTTCAATACGCTCGTCTGTGTCACGTTCAAAAACCGAGCACCGTGTGAATGAGATTGGGTAGCATTCGATGCCGGCGCCTTTATCCGGGTGATGGCAGAAGATGTTCATGTCTCCGAAAGAAGCCTTAGGCGGCCGCCGGACATTTCCTGCTGGATCGATCCAGTAGCTCTCGGCAAACTTGCAGTACAGACAGCAACCGGTCATGGCCTTCTCCTTTTTAACCGATCGGTTAATTTGGTTTCCTTACTGATCTGAAGAGCCGCCCTCATCAGCAACCCGAACAGCACCAGATTGATGAACACGACCGGCGCCAAAATGATCATCAGCAAAGTCCATGCAGAATCAGACATACCGCTCCTCAATCGAAAAGATCAGCAGTAGCCTGTTTACGCATTGATTCGCCCATAAAAAGAGCCGGCACACACTTTGCTTTGATTCGGTCGTAAAGGCGCTCACCAATGAGATCAGATAGGGTTTCTGCGTTTAAGTTACTGATTAGGATCGTGGGATATTTGTTAGTCATTCGGTTCTCAAGAATTGAGAACAAAATCCGGCGTTCAGCGTCCGAGCCTTTTTGAACACCGATTTCATCAATCACTAGGAGCTGAATGTATGAGAAGAAATTAATCGCTTCTTCTTCAGACGAGCTTGAGCCGTTGCGGTACGTATCCCTTACGCCTGAGAAAATCTCTGCCGCTCGGTAGTACTTCGGAAAAAATCCTTTGTGCTTGCGGATCAGCTCGATCATGACTGAGCAGGCTAGATGCGTTTTTCCTGTCCCACACGCGCCCAGAAAGATTAGGCCATACCCGCCCTGCCACGCCTTTTCAAAACCTTTCACGAAACGTTTAGCAAGTGCAAGCGCCTTTTGCTGAGTTTCGTTTGCAGGATTGAAGGTGGAAAAATCCTTGGTTCGATAGTCGTAAGGGATTCTGGTCGCCTCAATTCTGCGTTTAATCTCGTCCTCTTCCTGTTGCTTGCGGAATGCTTCCTCCTTGGCCTTCCATTCTTCACGGTGTTTTTCTACACACTGTGGGCAACGGCTTTGAGACTTAACCTCTTCTCCGACCCAAATTTCATCAGCCAAGTAATAACCGTGTTCCGGACATTTAACGATTCTCTGCCGCTTGGTCATCACGCCTAAGATTGAATTGATGACGCCTTGGGTTTTAGGTTCTTTCGTATTGTTCATAGTATTAAATTCCCGTCTTTATCAAATTTGCATCCCTTCATGTAGAACTCATCCGTGAAACCGCCTGGAGGTTCGTAAGCAAAAGACTTGGAGGTTTGATTAGGCGGCTTCTGCTGCTGCCACTTAGATTCATTCAGACACCATGTGGTGAATGCGGCTTTGTAGTCTGCGTACTGTTTTCCATTGGCTTTGCAGTAAGCGACCATCTTTGAAAACAACTGCTGTGGGTCTTGGATGTTGTGCTTCTGAGCGATCTTCAAAAACTCTTCCGGAATTGGGTCATCCTCGTTATAAGGACATGGCACCTTTTCCTTCTTCGGGCGCTTTGGTTTTTTCTCAACTGTTTCCGTTTTGGAAATAGTTGTCTTCTCTGGAGACGTTAAGGAAAAGTTTGGGACGCTCCCTATAGTTTTATTTGACTGTATTGACTGAGTCTGACTGAGTTGTGTGACATTTTTGTCACCACTTTCTGACAAAATTGATACCACTCTAGGTGCATTTTTGTTACTGGTATCATTTTTGCCACTGGTTGCATTATTGCTACCACTTGTGGTGACATTTTTGTCACCACTTTCAAATTTGATCTGCTCGGCAGCTCCCTTTGACTGCTGGTAAACGGCCTCGATTTTCTCAACGTTAATGGCGTAAAAATTACGAGCACCTCTGCCTTTACTAAAAACCTTTATCCATCCGTTTGTAGCCAGGAAAGAAACTGCTTTAAAAACAGTTCTCCTATCACACTCAGTTTCGAGTGCAATAGTTTCAGTGGACGGGCGGCAGTTTGATCCATCGTCATTTGCGTAATCACACAAACAACGGAAGACCGCTTTGACACTGGAATTCCCAAGTGTGCATTTGGCCGCTTTGAAAGACAGAAGGAAGCTCATAGGACTCCTAGTTACATGAAATCTTTGTATGTAACTTTTCCTTGCGTGAACAAGGAAATTCGTTCGCAGTGCGCAAGTTTCGGACAAGACCTTTCAGTTACCCACTTATGAGCACTGGGAATTTTTACGCCAACAAAACGAGCAAGCCTTGATAGGGTTCCTCTTGGCTGGCTCTTTAGCCATTTGTGAAGTTTCATAGTTATTCTCTATTTGCATAGCCATTGGCTAATATTATAAACAGGCAATATAGCTAATAGCAACTTAGCCAAAGGCTTATATTTATTCTCAAGGAGAGATTTATGAAAACTTCGACTGAAATAAGACGAGAAAACCTGAATATCCTCATTGAGCGTTATGGGTCAATCGCCAATTTGAATGCCCAATTGGGACGAAACAGAAAGGATGCAACTCTCTCTCAGATAAGGAAGGGATCAGTTCATTCCGGTACGGGTCGGCCTCGCATCATGGGAGACACAATGGCCCGCGAAATTGAAACTAAGTTGTCATTAGGCTACGGCTGGATGGATGCTGACCATAGCAATGAGGCGTTCCCGGAAGATGATGATTTGATCTATTTGCGGCGCCTGAATGTTTCTGCTTGCTGCGGTGCTTCAGGAGTACAAAATTATGAGGATGAGGCCTATGTAGATCTCATGGGCGTCTCACGTGTTTGGTTCAAAGAAAACATCAGTCAGATTCGTGAGAATGGATATGAAATCATCACGGCCGCTGGGGATTCAATGGAGCCCACATTAAAGAATGGTGACCTGGTTGTGATTGATAGGTTTGACACTGAGATCACTAAGCGTGACGGCGTTTTCTGCGTGCTCATTGATAACGATCTTTATTTGAAACGGGTGCAACGTGTGCCAGGCAGTCTCCGTTTTATTTCCGACAATCGCCTGTATGACCCGTTTGAAATTAGTCTCTCTGAAGTTGAAAGCAGAGTGATCGTTTTCGGACGTATGGTTAATTCGCTGAACCTGAAACGGTATGACTAAAAATGAAAATCAGAGAATGGCTTTTAGGGATTTTCGGCCTCAAAAACAAAGAAAAACCTCCAGAAGAAAGTGTCAAAGAGGAAGTGCTACTTTTGGCTTATGAGCCAGAAGAATTTCATTTGGAATCAGAGGAGCTCCCGGTTAAAAAGCCGATTCAAACAGAATTTTCATTCATCCGTAAAACGCAACCTACCAAACGTCCCATAAGAAAGAATCCTATGACACCTCGTACATTACCGCCGATTCTGCAAGTGGCGAAAGAAATCATGCAGGCAAACAAGACAGTCATGCATGTGAGAGAGAT